CCACCACCATTGGTAGCTAGCACCAGCTTGCCGTCAAAGGGTGTAAACTTATGGAGGTAGTGAGTCCCCGCGCCTGTGTCATTATAGGAGTCAATGACCAGATCAGCGTTAAGGATATTCTTAATAGTAGGTGTCTGGATTTTCCCACTGAAAACAGGTTCAGACAAGTTAGCCTTAAGCGCTAGGGCTGTGTCCACTTGGCTGGTGCTATACACACCAAGGTTAGTGCGCATAGTCCCGGCAGTGCCGTCAGCTAGGTTTTGGCTGAGCTTGAAATACCTGCCGTCAGCTACTGTCTGGCTAAGGTAGGTATCCAGCACCAAGGGCTGCACAGCGCCTGCGTCAATCACTGCATTTTGCAGGGTGCAAGCAATCTGCAGGACAGTCAGGGTTTTGCTGTTGCTGGTGATCTCTACCTCTAGGGTGGTCTGCACAAGGGGCGCACCATCCAGCAGGCTGATTGCTTCAGCTGTGTTAAGGTTAAGCTCACCCTTATAGCCAGCAAAGGAAAGCAGTCCAGCTGCGTCAGCTGTCAGTCCGGCAGTGGCAGGCTGGGTCTTAACTGTAATGTCATAGGCGTAAGCGCCTACCTGCGTGACGCTAACCTTGCCGTCAGCCAGCGCGCCAATGCTCAGCGCGTTTTGCACATCAAGCGCGGAAGCTCCAACGCTGATAGCTGCAGTGCTTACATCAGTCCCGGTCTGCGCGTCAAAGGATAGGCTGAAGCTACCACCCTTAGGGTCAGGGCTGATGCTAACCCGGTAAGTGGCTTTAGTGCCGTCCCAAGCTGTCAGGCTTTCAACAGTGATAGCGCTGGCGGCAGTGGGGGTGAAGCTGGTAGCAAGTCCGGCAACAGTGCGCTGCAGGTGGACAAGGTAGATAGCAGGCTTATTAGCATCCCCTGTCTGCAGGCTAGCGACAGTGGCAGCGCTAAGGGGAATGAGCGCAGCACCATTGGTGGTAAGCTCAGTGCGCGCGCCATTGGCATTGAAGACGATATTGTAATTGTCCCCGATCTTAGCGACAGTCACACCACCCGCAGCAGTGATGCTGGCAAGCAGGTTAAGCGCAGCCTGCACTACGGCAGGGGTAGCATTGAAAGCAAGGGCAGTGGTGGTGTCCCCGCCATAGCTCAGCGTCCAAGTCCCAGCTAGGGGGCTTTCATCAATCGCGCCCACAGCAACCCTGATACCGGGGCTAGTGGGAAACCCGATTTCCTGCCGGGGGTAAGTGTTAAGCCCTGTGCTTTCCACTAGGTAAAGCTCCACAGTGGCAGTGTCACCCAGCGTGAAGACCGGGTTAGTCAGGCTGGTAGTCCCGGCAAAGTTGCCAAAGGCATCCCCTGTGCGCGGGTCAATAAACAGCTTAATAGCAGAAGGCAGGGACATAGGGCTTAGGTTTCAATGTTGCTGGAAGGTCAAAGGCTTAAGGCAGGATCACTTCAGTCACCACAAAATCCTTAATAAATACTAGGCTGTTTTCAGGCACAGTGTCCCCTGTTCCGGGGGGTGACTGTCCCGGCAGCTCAGCCTCAGAAGTAATAGGGAAATCTAGGAAAGCCTTAGGCTCACCCTTAGAGTTATCTTTATCAAGGGTCACCTGCCAAGGAATATCCCCGCCGTCATACTCCAGCACTTCATAGCGGGGAATAAAAAACTCATCAAAGTAAAGCTCTGTCTTACAACGGAAGACAAAGCTAGGGGTGATGCCGCCAAAGCTATTGTAAAAGCGTGAAGCGCCTGAAGGGTTAAGGGTCTGCGTAGAGTAAAACCTATAGCTAGCTGTTGAAGGCTGCAGCACCTTGATCCCCAGCTTGATTATCCCTTTGATAGTCGCGCCAGCTATGGTGGTCACAGGCTGCCCTGTTTGTGAAGTGCCTACAGTCTTCTTACTATTCCACCCGCACAGCTCAGCATTTACTTCCATACGCCACCAAGCAATAGCTTTAAACCTATTCTCTTTATGCAGCAGCTCACCATAGTATTGAGCTGGGAAAGTGCCAAAGCCTGATTGGTAGAAAGCGCCTGACTCAGTGAAATACCCGGTGACATATCCGCGCTGGTTGCCGGGTGTGTGATCTATGGCGCTAACATTCTCAGTGCGCGTCTCAGTAGCCACAAAGCTGAAGGGATAGCGCCTGCGTATTTCCTTGGTCATTTTAAAAGCAGTGGCTTTGAATATATTACCATAACCAACCTGACTGCTTCCCGGTGCTGTGTCACTGTCCCAATACCAACCCTTAACCACAGGGGCAACCCCTTCATCAATAGGCTTTGTGAAAACCTTTTCAGGGTTAGGCTCAATCAAGGGATTTAAAGGCAGGGGGCTGGATGGGTTAGGCTGGTGTTTAGTCCAAACCCAGCTGCCAAGAGTATTGCCTACATCATTACCAACATCACCCAAAGGGGAGCTAACCAAAGGGTATGCGATTGGGTAGCCTGTTGGCATAGAAAGCGCGCCATACTTCTGGAAGTAGTCCGCAGGAAACCTATGCCTATAGTCAAAGCTTTCGTTTCTGGTGAAGTCATAGGCAGTCAGACTTGGCAACCTAGGATGAAAGGTGGGGTCAATCTCCAGCCCGGTCAGTGGCTGAAAGGGAGTCTGATCTGATGCAGGGCGATCACTTGCCCTGAAGTAATTTGTTTGATTAAAGACCACCCCAAACGGCAGGCTAGTCTCAAGCACTTGGGATTGGAAGTCAGCAAGGTTTTGCTCATAGCCTGTGCTTACAGCTTCAAGGTTTCCGTTTTCACCCACAATATCACCTGTGAAGTTATTGGTTATGTTTGTGCTACCTTCATAATAATTAGTCCATAGCGCATCAGCTGTGGGGCTTTGGCTTTCAAAACCGATTTCACCCTGACCAGACCCATTGGCATTACCTGTGTATTTATAATCTAGGACTGTCTTAAGGGGGCGCAGCGTGATCTGGATGCTGGGGAAAGACCCGCCCACCCCAGCTGCCACATCACCCTTAGTCTTATAGATCAGCTTAGGGTCACCCGGCAGCTGCTCAGGGTATTCTGTCCAGCAGCTAATAGAAGCAGCCAGCGCGCTTACCCCATCATTCACCCCATCATTAGGCTTAGGGTCTGTATAATTCACGCTGACAATAGCGTGACCGGGGCTGATGGTCTTATTAGCTACGCAGTTAGTCCAGCTAGTGCTAGTCTCAGTCATTTCCACTACGCCTAAAGCCTCCCGGTCTTTCCCAATCTCACAGGCGCAAGCGCCTACCCTGTGGGGAATACCAAAGCAAATGCGCGTAGTCATATCAGATATGGGCAAACCAATAATCCAGCTGGCTGCCACATTCAAAGCGCTCACCCCACAGGCTACCTGTGGTAAGCTGGCTGATTGTCAGCACTATGGTATCAGTGCCGGGGACAGTCACTGCCTCAATCTTAGCAATACCCACATAGGCAGCGCTAGCGCTGTTGCTAGGAATAGTGCTGCCGCCAGCTAGGATCAGGCTAGGTGTGCTAGCAGGGAAAGGCGCGCCTGAGCTTTGGCTGGCAGGTATGCTAAGATAAACAATGCTGCTGGAAGTAGGGCGCGCAAAGTAAGCGTTAGCCTGACCTACCTGTGTGCCATTGATGGTGGGGAAGCTATTGTTAATAGTGCCAGCGCTGACCCGCAGGATAGCTACGCCTTCAGCTGTGCTGTCTTCAAACACTGACAAGGGTGGAGTCTCAGCCTGCTGGACTGTATCAATCAGCAGGGAAGACCCGCGCCTATCATTTGTAAAAGTATATCCTACACCGGGCTGGATCATAGCGGCAGGTTAGTTTTGCTTGGTATAGACCTTGTTATGATAACCACCGGGGCTGATGCGTATTGTGAAGCTTACTTTATAAAGGTGCGCATACTTCTCATAGTTAAGCCCGGTCAGCATAGCGAAGCGGTCGTGAAAGGAGCTGATACTTTGATTGCCCTTGGGCAGCACCACATCCTGCATACCAGCCATAGTCAGGAAGACCTTGCCAACCATATCCACACCATCCTGCACCTCTGACTTATTGGCTGTGTAGTATGTCGCGCTAACTGAGCTGTCAGCTGTGAGGAATGACTTAACACCCACCAGCCCATTTTGCACAGCAAGCGCGTTGTTATCAGGAAAGCTTTGGGTCTTAGTATCCCAGCCCAGCGCCTTGAGCGTTTTAAGGAAATCCTTGTGCGCTTGGATTGGCTGCGTCCCGGTCACCACATCACCCTTAATCTGGATGGTGGTGCGGTCTCCTGTTTCAATCCCCACATAGTCTGAGGTTATGACAGCCCAACCTGACTTGCTAATTGTGTAGCTGGATCGGTGACACTTAAGCCTGCCGTCCTGCGGGTGGTTAGCACCAGACTTAGGGGCTTTGCCAGCAGCGCTGTCAGCGTCACACTTGAAGGTCAGCTTGGAAGTGAGCAGCCCAAAGCCGTCACTTTCAATAGTCCAATCAGGCTGCAGCTCAAGGGAGCTACCAGAAGCACCAGCGCCTTTCTTAATTAATTTAGTCATTAGGTCTTAAGCGTTAAAGGTTGTCTGATTGATACCACCCTTAGTGAAGTCAATAGAGGCAGGCGCTTCAGGCAGCGTCTTAACATTGAGCTTCTGCAGCTCAATCAGGATTGATTGTGAAATGTCTAACTGTTTCTGCTGAATGTCTAAGGCATTAACCATAGCTTCCCCGGCAAGCCCGCCCCCGATGTCGCGCAAGCTGGATACAGTCAGCTTGCCTGTGCCTGCAGCGTTTTCCTCATCAAGCTTAGCCTTAGCGTCAAGCGCGTCAGCTAGGTCTTTCTTGTCCTTCTTTTCCTTCTCATCAGCTTTCTTCTTAGCTTCTTTATCAGCTTCAGTTTCTTCCTTGGCGCGATCCTTTGCAGCTTCAGCTTCCTGCTCAGCAAGGAAGTCTGCAATAAAGGCTTCATAGTCAGCCTGATCCTTGGCGGCAGCAGAAGCTAGGACTGCGGCAGCAGCAGCGTCAGTCTCAGACTTGGCAGCTTCCTTAGCGCGCTCAGCCCTTTCCTTGAGAAGCCTATTAATTTCAGCCATTACCTTGGGATTATCAGACCCGGCAAAACCCCTGCCGCGCGCAGTAGCTCGCTTGTCAGACTGACCTTCACCCACCAAGCCCATACGCCTAGCAAGCAGCGCAGCTTCTTCATCCGTAGCATCAAACTTAAGAAACTGCTTGGATGCAGCCTTTGCAGCTGTCTGGTATTCCTCACGCGCCTTCTTCCTGCGTTCCTCAGCTTTGGCATTACGCAGCACTTGGGCTTCTTCCTCAGTAAGCCCTTCAGTGTTCACATAGCCTTCCTTAAGCTTGGCAGCTTCACGCAGCGCAGGCAGCAGCTCCTTAGCCATAGTCTCACCCAGCAGGGCTGTTGCGATCTTCATAGCGTCAGCCTCACTAGAAGCCCCGGCAATAGCCTTGCCCATACGCTCAATAACTTGGATGGCTTCAAGGTTGCCCTTAGCCACATCTTCTGAGGCAAAGCCAAGCGCGTCACGCAGGATGCGCGCTGAGTCACTTAGCGGGTCTTTACCCTGCTCAATTAGCTTAACAGCTTCAGTGTAAAGCTTGCCCACCTTTGCTACGGCAATACCAGACTCATCAGCTGCACCCTTCAGGCGCTGCCAGACTTCTACGCTAACACCAATGTCAGCTGCCTCATCCTTAAGCTTGGCAGCGTTTTCCGTAGCTTCCTTAACCTTCTGCTTATATTCCTCAATCTGGTCACCTACATAGCTAATCCCGGTCTGGAGCAGGGTAAGGGGCGCGGCAAAGGATAGGAATGACTTAGCCACATCCACACCAAAGTTTTTAATCTTCTTATTAACTGTCTCAACGGCAGCGCTGGCTTGGTCTTTCGCGCTGATGTTAAACTCTAGACCTAGGGACATTGTTAGGGGGTGGGTTTAGGGTTGGCTTCTACTTTTGCCGTTTGGTCAATCTGGGTGAGCTGGTCAATCAGCGCTTCATCATCAGTGCTGATAAACTCCAGCTTGCTGCCCTGCTGGATACTGAAGGTAGCTGACAACCAGAAAGCCTTAGCTTCCGGCATATTAAAAGCGTCCTGATAGCTGACCCCATTACGCATCAGATTGCAGGCAACGGAAAGCTCCCAAGGCACTGTGCTTGCCGCGCCTGATCGTCTGTCCTTTCTTTCCCAAAACTTAGGGTATGAGTCCACCCGGTCTATATGCTTGATGAGCGCGGCACAGCCCCTAGCCAGCAAAGGCTTTGACAGTGTGAGCCTGAGGTTAAGCCACTTGTCCCCAAAGGTGGGGTGGTCAATAGGCTCATCAGCGCAGACCTTGAGCGCCACAATCAGGTCAGCTGCGGTCAGCTCAGTCTGCTCCTGCAGGAAGGGACTGCCTATGCCTTCAAGGAAAAGCCTGTGCCGGAGACAGAAGGGCTTAAGCCTTTTGCCTAGGATCACTGTGACGGCAGGTGTAAGGAAGGCAGAAAGAAAACGCTGGTCAGCCATATCAGCAGGCTGCCAGCGCTTCTGGGGAAATCAAACTAAGCTCAGGGCTTAGGCAATACCTTCATAGTCAATGCCTGTGATGCTAATGCGCATATAGCCCTTAGCTTCACCGCGCTCCTCAATCTGGGTGATATGCCCAGAAAAAGCGATGCCATTACCTGTGAAGGTAAGGTTGTCACCAACGCTGGCTGTGTAGCTGGACGGCACAAGCCCTTCAACAGAAAGGGTGGTGCGCTCATCAGAGTAGCGCACACCGATCACCACACCCTGCGCGTTAGTGACTTCATCAGCATTGGCAAAGGACTTGCCAACAGAGTAGCTTTGCACTGTCAGCCCGGTGACTGTGCCATTAATGCCGTAAATATGGGCTGTGCCTTTCTGGGTAGTTGCCACGCTGGTATAGGGTTAAGGGTTAGGAAGGTTTACCAATGCAGCCCAAGTCAAACAGCGCTCAGGACAATCAGCACTTCAAAGTTAAGGGTGGTGTCAAAGCACCTTTCCCCGCGCCCTTCCTGCAGCCCGGTTAGGGTAATGTCATAGCAGCTGGCATCACCCTGAGCTGTGAAGACAGCCTTAAGCCCCGGCAGATCAGACAAGCTGCCAAGCACATCCTGAACAGCAGCCCGGTGCGTAGCGCGGGGGGTGTCATCAATCTGGGTAAAGACACCAATGCTGACTTGGCAGATATAGTTTCCCAGACCTTGGGCAAACCCGGTAGGGTAGTTAGCAGACTCACAGGCTACCACAATGCTGGGCAGCTGCAGCTCATCAGCTGTCTCACCATTATTGATATGGTAGGCAGCAAGGCTTGTCTCAGCTGTGAGCTTGGCGGCAAGCGCGTCTTCAATAATGCTTAGGGGGCTTTTGATACTCATAAGGGTTAAGTGGGTTTCTGGGCTTTGTTAGCCTTCTCAATGGCAGCGCGCATAAAGTGATTGAGCCTGCGCTGTAGCTTACCTGCGCGCACACCCATTACATACTGCCTTGTTCCGGCAAGGTATCCCATACCAAATATATTGCCTAGGTCATTCCTGACTGTGAGCAGGATATTATTACTGCTGGTCTGGTATTTATTCAGACCTACTGAGCCGTGGTTAGCGTTGTGGCGCGTGATCCAAGTAGGCAGCTTACGCAGACCAAAGCCCTTTTCCATACCATTGATTTTAGGCTTACCTAGCTTGTGGATAGCTGTGACCCAGCCAGCCTTCATCCAGCCAACGCGCGTCTGCCGTTTCTTAATATAGTCACTGATTACCTTGGCTGGTGCAAAGGCGTAGCCTTGGCTAACCATATAACCTGCGCCGCCATTCTTCCTGATGCGTCCCCGGTAAAGCTTCCTGATGCGATTGTGGCGAGCTTCTAGGGTAGGCTCATTAAGCACCTGATGGTTGCGCGATCCGTTCCACTTGCGCAGCAGCACCTTGGCGCGAGCAAAGGCGCGCTGGCTATTGGTGTCACGCCAGATAGCCATAAGCACCCCCTCAGACTTGGGGGGCTTACCCTGACGCCATTTAACAAACTTATCAAACGCACCCTGACGCGCATTGACCGCAGCTGCAGCGCTTTTGCTGTCTTCAGCTACAATGGTCATCACATCATTAGCAACAGCCCAATTACCCCAGCGCTCAGCAACCTTCTTATCACCCTTACCACCACCACCGGGTTGCTCACCATTAAGCGGGGGGCTGTAATTGATAGCCTCACGGCAGGTCAGCGCGCCTTCCTCCTTAACCAAGTCTTCAGTGAGCTGGCGGGTGTAAGCGCCAAAGTCATTAAAGGACTTAACCAGCGTAGCAGCTAGCGACCTGTTTACCTTAATGACTATATCAGACATCAGCGCTGGTCAGCGTCCTGACACTGCATTTGCAGCCAAGCGCTGCCGGGTTTGTAAGTGAAGGCTGTGACCCGGTAGGGGCGCGCATCAAAGGTCAGGCGCTTACCGGGTTGCATATGGGACTTGGCAGCTAGGGCAGCTGTGGTGGCAGGCACTTTGATTAGCGTAGTGATCTTATCCATCAGACCCCCTTGCTCAAGGCTGGGGGTAAGGGTGGGG